TTCAACTGTCAAGGATTACTTGACTACTGGTTTATTCCTCAATTTTCTTTAATTGCTCAAGTGTTAAAGTCTTACCACTTGCATCGACAAATCTATCAAGTGGCATTCCATCACGAAACATTTGTGCTTTTTCTTTTCCTAACACTTCATCTTGAAAAGCATCTGGTTTTTTCTTAAGCCATGTTTGATAAGTTTCAGTTTGCGCAACTTGCCCGTCCATTGATGCGCGTGTTCTTCCGTCTGGATTTTTAATACCCAACGCTTGCCATGATTTTAAAACACTGACCATTGCCGATCTGCATCTAAAATGCGCGGGAGGTCTAACGCCACTATCAAGCGGATATATTTTCCCGTCACGCGCTTGGCATATTGATGTAGTCCGACCATCGAGCGTGCTTACCCACTGCAACCCACTAAACAGATCATTATTGTTTTGATAAAACTCATCACGCGCGGTATTAGTAGCGTGTGCCATTGCAGTTGATACCAATGCCTGCGTTTGACGTGCGTTTAATGCCATCACACCATCAGTGTATTGCAATGCTTTTGTGCCGGTAATGCGTTTAACCACGTCACTGTAAGATTGCCCTTCAACTAAGCCAATCCTAACCGCGTCCTGTATGCGCGTGTAACTATCTTGATCTAATTTATCAATCCATTCTTTAATCAGTTTTCCCTGCAGCGGTTTTGATTCAATCGCAGCAAATAACGTCACGGGCGCAACCGCTACCATGTCCAGCACAACATGCGTTGAATCATCAATGGCTTTGATTTGCCATTCTTGCTCATACTCTGCTGCGTCTTTCATTTGTTGCGTTAGCTCTTTGCCAATAAGGGAATAGCCTTCACTCATAATAGCGCGAACCGATTGAAGCTGTGCATCAATACGCGCAATGCTCCATTCGCTATTCATATCCATAACACGCAACTTTGCAACTAAATCTTTTTCTACTTCTTTAAGAAGTTTCATTATGTCTTTAGTTGTTCCCCCATACATTCTTTGCAAATAAATTTCATGTGCAATCGTTTTATCGCGCAGTTGCGTGTTTGCTGATTCTTCCATTAGTATTTTTTTCCTAATAGTTTAGCGTTGTTTCTTCTTGTTTCTGTTCTTTTGGCAATTGTTTCTGTTGAAAGCTTTGACCCCATTCTTGCCTCAGACATTATTTTTTTTGTTTCTTGAGAGTGTAGCCTTCCTGTTGATGCAATACTGCATTTTTTTCTAAATTCGTCCGTTACTCTAAGCTTATTATTTTCGTTCATTTTTTGCCTTACTTCTGGTGATATTCTTTTTTGAGCTTCTGACATTTTTCTTTTTGTTTCTTCACTATGTTTTTTACCAATCATTCCTAATGAGCATTTTGCGCGATGCTCTGGTGAAAGTTTTCTACCTTTCATTTTTTCTGATTGTATTTTCTTGCGCTCTTCTGATAAAGGTTGATATTTGCATCCTTTTTTTGACTCTGAAATTTTATTTTTTGCCTCTTCTGTGTGTCTTCTACTGCCAGATGCAACTCTCAATTTTTCTTTTGTTTCATCACTTCTTTTTACTCCAAGAATTGAACCAGCTACCCTACAGGTGTTATATCCGTTCACACCAAATGGATTTAGTGAATCTAAATAAAATTGCTCTCTAGCGATTAAGTTTTCCTTTTCTGTGAATTCAATTACCGAAAAACAAAAACATGATTGACCGTATTTATTCCACGCGTTTTGAAGTTTTTTAGAGTGATGCTTATTTGCGCGTAAATTAGTTTTATGTAAATTAAATCGCGCCTGTATATTTATTGCGCTTCCAACATATATTTTTTGATTAACAGTATTTGTTATTTTATAAATACCGCTTTTGTGTGATAAACTTTCTATAGTCATGTGAACCTCGTATGTTCATAATTGATGAAAGCCTAAAAATCATTTGCAGTGGTTTTTAGGCTTGTTCATTATATCACATCATGCTTCCTGCAGGATTAGATTTTATTCTTTCTTGTTCGTCATCAAAACTTGTTTCTTGGGAAATAATATCTCCAGCAACAAGATTTTCAAATAAAACATTTGCAGATATTGCGCCAGCTTGCCAACTTTTAACCAATACGTCCACGTCCTGAGCTGTCATTGAGTTTGGAATAAAATCACGGTTTAATTCAATCTTAACATCACCAGTTACGCCTGACCAATCGCGCAAATACTCCATAACGTGCGTCAATCCAATGCTAATTGATTGTGAAATTGAAGCCAATACGCTGTTTTCGCTTGATCTATGAATATTAGCCGTTTGCGCTGATTCTGCTGCGCGTTTTTCAGGTGCTAAGATTCGCGCTCCAAGCGTTGCCATCATTGCTTCTTTTGAGCGCAATGCTTCCCGCAATTCACCCAAACCTTGACCTGTAAATTCAAGATAAAATGCTTTTGATTGCGGGTCTGGCAATAACCATGCCGTGCCGCTACCAATGCGAAGTGACGCGCTTTTATCGTCTGAATAATATCCTGTCACAACTGGTGTTGGTAGTCCAGTAAAGTGCAAGCCATGTTCATAATCGGCTGTGGTTCTGTAATGCGATAAATTCACGTCAACAAGGTCAAGCAATGGCGGTTTATCCACGCAGGGTGAATTATCACGAACACCAAAAAACTCAAACGGTATTTTGTTTAATGCTTTGCCGTTTATTTGTGGGTAAATTTCATCCACTAAAATAAACTCACCGCGCTTGTCTTTACGGAAAACACGTTGACGATAAATACCACCATCGCCTAAATCTAAAACGCGCCATTGTGGTTCGCATTTAGATTCAAACTCATCAACTGCAATCTCGTTTTCTTCTTCAAGCACAACAAGTGTTAACTGTTCAACGTTGTTAATGCGCCCCGTTTTCCAGTTTATAATTGATTCTGCATCGTACATGGTCGCGTAAGGTCTTGCGCCTTGTGCCTGTGCTTGTGCAAGTGTTACCGCATTAACAATGGGTGGAAAATCGACAAGCACGGCACAACGTCCGATAGTAATAACTTCTTCTGCTACCATTTCAGCAAATTGATGCAACGATAACCCGCCCATTGTCACGTCTGCAATAATATTATCCATTGCCGCTGGTGCTGTGATGACTTCGGGTTTTAGGAATAGCATTCCCGTTAAGCCGTCGATTGTGCGATTTGTAGCGTTGTAATAAAGTGCCCGCTGTTTGTAAGCATAATATTCAGCGTCAGTTTGACCGCTTAGGCGTGGAAGGTATTTAATACCATATTCGTGGATCTCGTCTTGCCCTTCTGCTGCGTGTTCGCATCGTTTCCACTGCTCATAATATTCGTGATACTCCGAATTTTTAGTGTCTACTGCCATTTTTATATTCCTGTAATTGCTGCAAATGTTGGTCTATTATTCACTAGCGGGTATCTATACGCAATAAAATAACCTGTTGCATCAACAACGTGATCAAATCCACCAGCTTTGTCAGGCTCACCCGTTTTTGCATAGCATTGCTTTTCAAGTGATTCAACCAGCATTGGACAATACTGCGCATTAACAAAATAACGTCTTGCGCCTAAATTGTGAATCATAGCGTTAACCGATAACACGCGATCTTTAATGAATGGGTTGCGTGAATTAACCAACACTTGCAACCCGTACGAGCGCAAAATGCTGTGATCTGATTCGCTTGCGTTGTTTGATTTTCGAGCGTTACCGCTTGCATCAGGATAAATTAAAATCCTGTGCGTTGGGTAGCGTTCTTTTAGTAACCGCGCCATTGTTGGCGTATCGAACACGCCAGTGAGCTCATTAACAACATGAACGCTGTCACCGCGCAATACATGAATAACAGCAGACATATTGGAAACGTTAAAATCCAACCCAACATGCAAAACATCGTCTGAATTAATAACTTCAATGGATGAATTAAGATTTCTGTCAAACTCATGGTAGACGCTCCCAGCGTTAAGGTTTACAAAATTGCCATCAAGATACGCGGATAATTGTGCGCTTGAATACGTTGCTTCAAGTTGCTTAATGTAGCCATCGGGCAAATAGGGATTGCTTGAAGTAGGTGCTTTGATTAACTCGTAGCCTTCGCGCTGTTCTTTTCCCCACATTTCGTACATAAAAGCAAAGCCTTCAGGTGTTGATACTGCTGCAAGCGTGTTAGGCGAGTTGTCTGGTTTTCGTTCTCTAATCCGTCCAAGCATTTTAGTCCAAACCAGTTTGGCTTGGTCAACACGCAACGTATCGGCTTCATCGATAACTGCATCGGCTAATTGAAAACCAACTAAACGCTCTGGGTTGTCTGCTGATCTGAAAATGATCTGCGAATTGTTTTCGAGTTTGATAATTGCATCAGCTTTATTAAGATTATATTTCACACCCCATTCATCAAGTATTTCTTGAAATCGTGGGAAAGCAATTAACCTGATAAGGTCATAAGTAGGCTCAACAAACCCAAACGATAAGCCATCGTATTTAAGTGCAAGCAAGGCTAATCGAATGACAGCGGCTTGTGATTTCCCCGCGCCATATCCCGCCACCATTGCAGGGTGGATTGCTTCACTGAAGATAAAATCTTCTTGGGGTTTAGTTAACTTAAGCCTAATCTTCACGCGCTGCCCGCTCAACCACAAATGTGTATCCTGTTTTTATAGTTGCTTCAACACGATCTGTTGATACGCCTGCTGCTTTACCTCTGGCAATTTCAGCCGTAATTGCCGCATTGATTTGATTGTTTTTTACAGCAAGGTTGCGCAACGTCATCAAGTCTTTTAAATGCGATTCAAGTGTAATGCCAACGGCTTCAATGATTGGTTTGCGTAGTTCTTCAATACGCCCCGTTATAGCCCCGTCTGTCATTAGCTCGCCAGCTCTTTTAATAACTGTTGCCGCTTTAGTATTTTCGCCAACATCGTAAGCCCCACGATAAGCGTCAGCCTGTGTTTTGCCTTCTGCAACGAGTTGTGCAAAGCGTTCTTGTTTAGGTGTGAGAGCCATAAGTTTCACCCGTTGATTCTAATGTGGCTTGCCTGCCTGTGAAGTCTTGCCAGCGTTTTACGATAACATCGCAATACTTTGGGTCAAGTTCCATGCTGCGGTTAATGCGTCCTGTTTTTTCGCAAGCAATCAATGTTGACCCGCTTCCGCCAAATAAATCTAAAACAATCCATCCTGCCTTAGTTGTTTTATCTATCGCTTCCTCTGCCAACGCTACTGGTTTTTGCGTAGGGTGCAGATATTTGCTAGAGCCGTCTTTACCAACCTTCCACACGCTTCCTACTCTCTTTCCTGTTAGTTCTGCTCCACGATGCCAAACTAAAGCAGTTTCATAGTCGCTGCTAAATGTTTTTTTTAAATCACCTATTCCACCACCCGCTTTAAACCATATAACCTGATTAGTTGGGTAATCAAAAACATTAAAAGCATCAATCCATTTTGTAATAACTTTCCAGCTTGTCCATACGAAAACCCATCCATCCGAACATGCTGCAATAGTTGGTGCAATATCTAAAAAAACATCATCATTTTGCAAAACTTCAAACTTAGCTGACTTTGTACGCATATTCGATTGGTAAGTCACACCATATGGCGGGTCAGTGTGAACCATTTGCGCCTTTTGGTTTAAAAGCAGATTATTTACCGCATCAATACTTGTACTATCTCCACACATCAACCGATGATTTCCAAGTAGCCAAACATCACCAAGTTTAGTAATAGGATCGTCTGGCACATCAGGCACAGCGTCCTCGTCTGTTAAACCTTCTGTTTGCTCTACTTCATCAAGCAATGATAATTCTGTATCATCAAACCCAAGCAAATCCAAATCAAACCCGTCATCGGATAATTCACCCAGCTCTAACGCCAACAAATCATTATCCCAACCACTATTCAACGCCAAACGATTATCTGCAAGAATATATGCTTTCTTTTGCGTCTTAGTGAGGTGTTTAAGCTCAATGGTTGGTACTTCATCAAGATTTAACTTTTTAGCCGCCATAACGCGACCATGACCGGCAATAATGCCATTCTCACCATCAACCAAGACAGGCGAATTAAAACCAAACTCTTTTATGCTTGCAGCGATTTGCAAAACCTGCTGCTCGCTGTGCGTTCGTGCGTTGTTCACATACGGTATCAAATCAGCCGTTTTGCGTTGTGTAATTTCCATTTTTTACCCTATAAGGAATCTTTGCTTTTAAGCACATTCTAACCATAGCGAGTATAGTTGGCTTTAATTCGATTGGTTCATTAGCAAATTTTAACCGGTTTAAAACAGCGTTTTCAGCTTTTGTTACCGCATAAAGATTTTCGATATTCATGTTTTGTTTGTCGTTATCATAAAACCTAACAATAGTTTCACCTGTTATTTCGCCATAATGTTTAGCATAAATTAATCGATGTTTTAATTGCCAGCGTTCTTTTTTTGTTCCTGTTTCAGCCACTTTAACACGAATATACCCATCATTATCAACATGCTCATCACCTAATGGTCGAGTGTTCCATGTTTCATTTCCTTTTTTGAATCGAGTTTTTGATTCACCAGTTGATTTTTTAACGCCTTTATTCCAAGGCGTAAACCCTTTCTGAAACCGTCCACTGTTCATTTTAAAATAGCAGGAAGTTCTTTGCGTTCTGGAATGTCATTAATGCGTGTTTGTGCATCAAGGACTAAACGCGCATTATCCACAATTGTACGCGCAATAATCGTCAAACTTTTTGAGCGTTCTGCTTCAAAAGCAAGTTGCTCAACACTTAATGATTCTTCGCTCAATCTTTCCATTTGAGCAAATAAATGATTGTTTAAATCTGTCAGTGTATTTTTCATTCTTGTTCCTGTTTAATTTAACCATCAAGTAATTAAACCATAACCCCGCAGTGCAAAATTATCAGAAATGCTGCGGTAAAACTGCTCCCGTCTTTTTCCCGTGCGAGAGGACACGCGTTAGGGTTTAATTCTTCATGGTTAAAAAACCACCACGCCATAAACTGCAATGAGTGGTGGCCGTGTTTAAATTTGATAGTTGCCGGTGCTGATCTCCGGCTTATTGCAATCCGTGAGTTATGATGCAATGGAGTTTCTCACCAGCTTCCTGCGCATCAGCCTGCACATTAACTATCAAGTCATAGCAACTATTGGGAGTTGAACCCAAATCAATGACATTTTAACGTTAGACCTCACTGGTAGCTAACCAGCCTTTAGTTGCTATGCTTCATAGTGCTTGTCTTTCCAAGCTGTCAACAAGAACCCCGACCCTAACGGCTAGGCTTGTCACCAACCAACCCAGTCATTGATAAATCGCCAATATTAAAAAGTGATTTCTGGGTTGGTTAGTGTAAAAATTAAAAAACCCCTAGTAACTAACCGAGCAGGATAAGTTAAAAGAGGCTAAAAGGTGAGTTTTAAATTTAACACTTCTGCTCAAGCAAATTTAAAACGTGCTTTTATTATAATCTCTTTAGCCAATATGTAAATAATTATTTTATTATTAACGCAATTTGTGCGCTTTTTTGTTGTAACAGTTTGTAATAGTTTTGTAGTAGTTTTTGTAGTAGTTTTTTCTTTATATATTATAGACTTGTAATAGTTGTAATAGTTATTTATAAAAAACAAGTTTTAT